TCCTAAATCGAGGTGAGAGCGCTCTAAGATGTCGAGTCTCACGCTCTTGAGTGTGATCGTGCATAGATGCTCCTCTTGGGGTGGTCTTCTCACTTTCTCCAAATGGAGCGCATCAATACTCGACTAGATAATAATCGCTTTACTTTTGTTTGTCTAGCCCACTGTGAGGCAGCCACTCTTCAACTGATGGATGGAGGATGACCGAGTTCTCATCTTTGGTTTTGATGGGATGATCACCGGCGAATATAGAGAGCTTATCGATCACCGCCACCTGCAGCTCATGTATCTGCTCTCTTAATAGTTGCATCTGAATCTGTGCATCTCTGAGGCGAGCGATGAGCGCTTCTCTGTCGGCGTTGGCTGAAGATAATTTATCTTTTAGTTCTTCCACCTCTGAAGGGTCGCGACCTGAGGCTATAGCCATCATTGAGGAGATTGACCCCGTTATCATGCCGAGGATACCCACGAGCACATCACGGTTTTTTTCGACAATCTCAACATAGGTCAAGAAGAGGATCAGGAAGACCACGAGCATCATAAAGAAGACGCTAAACCACCAACCGCGCCGCGCTTTAATCTCGCTCGTCACCTCTCTCTCAGTCTTACTCTTCTCCATAGATGAACCTCACTATCTCTAAGATGATGGGGAGTTGATGGGTCAACCAAGGCCACATCAAGCAGATGATGTAAATAATATTAATGAAGGCCCATCTAGGCAGCACCCAGCTCACCCACTCTTTCAGCTGGCGATCTCGAGCGCGCGACTTCACCCGCTTAGGCCCTCCAAGTCGTTTGGCCTTCTCACTGCTCGGAGGTGGTTGGAGGGCTTCGATGCGTGAGCCGACAGCATAAAGCACCTGAGGTTCTCGCACACCCTTAAACCGATAGAGGCCAACCATCACATATCTTGTCCCCTTGGGCGTCATGCTGTTGGTGTGGCCTTTGATCTCCTTGAACGCCTCCTCTGTGAGTAGCACCTGACCAGGACCACAGACGCTCATGGTTCGCGCCGCGATATTCTTGGCGATGCCTTCTAGCTCCACAGGCTTAGCGCCCACCATCACATCAAGCTCATGCTGTGTTACCTCAGCGATACAGCCGACATGCACACCCACGCGAGTATTGAGGCGGGTTCGTGGTGGCACTGTGAGCTGGTAGTGAAGCGCGAAGTTCACCGCGTTGATAGGTTCCTCAAAGCTCAAGAGGAATCCATCTGACCTATCTATCTCTCTGCCTGAGAAGCGATACATGAGAGAGCGGGTGAGCCTGTCGTGATACTGAAGCCACCGCGCCGCCTTGACAGCGCCCACCTTCTGCACGAACTGAGTTGAGCCGATGAGATCGAGGAGGACTATGGCAAGCCTCCTCTCTCTGATCTTCATGGCTCAATCCTCGAAGTGACAGTTACATTGACCGTTGATACAGCATGAGCAATCAACGCCACAATCACAGTCATCATCATCACAGTCGTGCTCTTGCCTCACATCGCAAAGGCATTGAACTAGTCCACAGTTAGCGCAGATTGTTTCATCATCATCTTCAAACATAGTGACCTCTCAATGCTCGACTTTCTCAGCGTCATCTAGGAGAGCGCTGAGAGATGTGGGAAAGTGATTCATCAGTATATCACGAGCCGCAGAAGCCACAGCTCTTGTCTCAGGCTGAGAGTGGGCATCTAGTCTCTGTTTCAGGAACTTAGCCCAGTTGTTAAGGTTCCCACTCATCCAAAAGTGAGTGTATGTGGACTGAGGCAGGATGGCGCGCGCTTGCTCTCGAGCGACACCTGAGGCGAGCATAAGCTGGTAGAACGTCATGCAGTTCTCGTGGTGTTGGTCCCAACATTGAAGCCAGTGGTCAGATTCATGCACCACCTCATCAGTCGAGCATTGCAAGCGCTTCTGATGTTGAGCTCTCAAAGCTGATGGAGTCCAAAACTGGACATCCTCTGATGTATAGCGTCGGCTCACTTCGTTGTAACTAAACGTTCTATGCCTCATGATCTGCGACCTAACGAATAGAGGACAGGTGATCTTAAGGGTGGCTGCGCAGTGCTCGAAGGGTGAGGTGTGGCCATGCTTCGCGAGATACTTGATCAACATGGTGTCTCTGTTGGTCATCTGTAGCTTTGAGCTGGTCGCCTCTTCATAGAGGCTCACCCGCGCCGAGTGAGCTGGTGTTGAGTCGTGACCCATGTGAGCCACATAAACCACCTCACCTATCCCGTCATCATAGATCTTCATTAAAAGCCTCTTGTTTTAGCGCCGCCCACCTTGACTCGGCGGTCTTTGGGTGCTGTCGCTCGTGGTTGATAGTTGCGCTGATCGACTAGCGACTCAGACCAGTTCCACGTTATGCAGTCATAGCGGAGAGCGTCAAGCGGATCCTCTCTCCCATCCTTCTTAGGCTGCTCTTTGTTATCCCATCCATAGCTCATGAGGGCCTTCCTGATTGAGTTCCCTAGAGCGCGCTCGCCATTATCCCACACCTCTTTAGTGATGAGATATTGACCTCGAGCGAAAGCGCGCTTCAGTCGTTGGATACCATTAAGGACATCTGTCCTGATGGGGTCAGTGTTCGACCGCAAAGGTAAGCCGAGCCCATGAGGTGGGTTACTTCTCATTGCTCGGAAGGCTGAGCGCCCTGTCTGATCATTCCGCGCTCGCCCCGCCTTGTCAGCTACTCCATTATCTAGCCATATTCTCTCAGCCGGTGCGGAGCTCATCAGCGAGCGAGGCCACGCCACAGCTAGGATAAGGGTTGCTAGTTGAGCGGTGGTCACTTCTTGAGGGTTGATCTCAGCGCAGATCACATCGGCGCCAAGTTCATCATCATGCACGATAATCAACACCGATGGTTTCCTGAATCCCCAGTCAATGGCGATACGTCCACTCATCGAGGGCTTATACTTCCAACCGCTGATCACGTGGCGCGATTCGTCGAACTCAGAATATATGAGCCCTGATGGTGGCCTTGGCTTATTCATGACCATGGCCTCACGCTCAGCCTGAGGTAGAAGCTTAGTGGCCTCGAACCATTCAGCGCTGAGGTTGGCTGCGTTCACATATGAGGTATAGAGGAGAGGTTGACAGCTCGCCTCTTCTGCGAGGTTGCACCACCAAGCGCCGCTCACCGGCAGACCCACAAGGATCATGATAGGGCTCGGTCCAGCTCTCAATCGACCCATCGCCTTATGAGCCACCTCAGCGCTCAAAGTCTGACACTCATCGATGAGGCAGACACCCGAGGTGATGTTCAAACCTTCAAGGGGATTGTGGGTGGCGTCTCGCGTCCCTGGTCGATAATAAGAGCGACACCACACAGTTGAGCCGTTTGGCGCTGACCACTGCCTGAGAGTGTGGTTGTAAGTCCAACCGAGTTTAGATAGCCACTTTTCCATCTCGGGCATGAGCACCGAGTTGTAGCGTGGGTTGGTGTCGGTGACGAGTAATGAGCTAGTGCCAGGTCTAAATCGAGAGATGAACAGCAGAGCGAAGACAAGCGCCGAGGTCTTGCCTGATCCCCATCCACACCGCGCCGCTATGATTCTCTCACTGCGAGCGATCCGAGAGATGATCCCATGCTGAAGCTCGTTGAGCCTAATCATCCAACTTTAGCCCTGCATCGGTGACGCGCCACCTCTCTTCAATCCTCACCTTGTCAGCTCCGACCTTAACCACGCTGACCTTAGCGCCGCGCTCGATATCGAGGATGTCATGATAAAGGATCTGATGAGGCTCACTGAAGTCTTCACAGCAGATGAGCCGATGCCAACCGTGGATCTGATAATCCTCACGCTCATGGGAGGCATAGCGCGACCACGAGCGCCTGAGATAGACTCTAGTCGTCTGTTTCGTCTGTGTCTGCTTGGTCATCGGTGACCTCCTCATAAGGCTTAGCTATCTGCTCGATCATGCTGATGATGATGTCATCAGTCTCGTTGGCGGTGTTGTTGACAGTGACGTCGACCTCTCGTTTAGCACCCCATCGATCAGGAAAGCGGCGCTCGAGTATCCAAGCAGCTGCGCGCCAGTCTTGTTTAGCCTCGCCTTGATATTTGATGGTCTGCAAGAGAACTGCTTCTGCAAAGTCATGGGCTGCCTTAACTTCTTGCGACCACTCACCATCTTCACCGCTTTCTTCTAACCATCTATAGTAGGTGGTTCGACCGATGCCACTTTGTGAGCAGGCAGCCTCAATACTCATTCCCTCTCTAAGGTTCTCGAGTAGCTTCTCTCTCGTCTCTTTGGTTTTGTTCTTCCCAGACATGTTGAAGAGTCCTTTTGATGTGATCACTTAGTTCATCCAAGTGATTATATAGTTCTCTGTCTGCCTGGTCATCAAGGTCAAGCTCTGCTTGGCGAATCTTGAAGAGTTGGTCAAGTTGGTCAAGAATGTCCTGACCATCGTCTACGTGCGCGCGCGTTACGTGTTCCGATTGTTCTATATTAGACATTACTGCCCTCCTCAGCAGATAGAGATAGAACCCTCTTGCGGTAGTGATTGTAATACTCATGAAGGTTCATGTGGATCTGCCACGTTCCGTGAAACATAGCATAGATGGCCACCGGATCTGTCACAGTGATTCCAAGCTTGATCTTCTCGCGATCGCCGTTTAGATGAGATAGAGATACCGGCATGAAGTCTCTGATGAACGGCTTAACAAGGGCTTCAAGAACTTCTTGCTCTGACATGTTCATTTTAGCTGCACCTCGATTATTGACCCAACCGAGCGCAGATCTTACAAGAGCTGTGATGATTGATGTATCTGTGTTGACATAGATCACATTGACATTATCACCGCGCCGAATGCCGGTATACACAAAGGGAAATAGGCCCCCTCTCTCAGACTGAGCCAACGCCTCATAAGTTGGCCAAGCTTCACTTTCGCGATTGACGAAGACCACTGCAGCATCTTTGGGGCTTGGTCTTCGATCAAGGCGATCAGCCGAAGCATCATCACCTTTTTGACCGCTCTTGTTCTTTGAGTTACCTGCTTCTGAGCTAGTCTTTTTCGCCGATGGTGGTGGTGGGTTCAAGCTGTTATTACGTCGCTTGAAAAGATCATCGATGATTGAGCCTTGTGTGGCTTGATCACTGCCTGACTCATTCAGAACAAACAGGTCGCCATCAGAGCTAGTCTGAGAAGCTCGCTCAACCTTTGGAGCCTTAAAGAACTTTCTAAACTGTGAGATCTTTTTTGAGCGCTCGACAGACTCCAAAGTCTTTTGGACTTCTTCATTGATCAGCTGGCGGAGCTCCTCAGGCATGTTGTTAATGTACCACTCTTGAACTTCACCAAGCACTGACTTGACGTCTTGACCTTCAATGTTGAAGCGAGGGTCAGAGTATTTAAGAACTTGACGTTCACCATCAGGATAACAACCGATACCAGTGTCTTCATCATACATGGCAGGCTCCACCATAATGATGACTCGCTTGTAAACTTCAGGATAGTATAGGCCCCACTGCTTGGCGGCTGCATCCTTATCAGTGTAATCAAAGATTTCATTCTTGTATTTGATGCCGCTGATGAAAGAACGTTTAGCATCCATGATACCAGCCCATCTGGCATCTCCATGTTTTCTTCCTTTTGGACTCATCGGTTTCAAATACGTTGTGATCTTAAAGTTTTTGAACTCCTGATTGAAGCTTGGACAACTCAATTCAGATAAGGTGGTAACTTTTTGCCAATCTATATGTTCAACTCGATTACTACGAACTCTAGGTATCAACATACGAATAGGCATATAAGACAACTTCATTCCAAAGAAGTTGTGAAACTTAGCAGCGTCAGTATCAAAGGTTACCGAATTTGCATACTCACCCATCAAGACGACGATGGTGTTGGCGCTGCACTTCTTGAAGAGGTGCATCCAATCAACGCCATCAATCGTGAAGCTCTCATGACCAAACTCATTCTTGACCCACTCGAAATCAACTGAGTGGAGATCCTGCAGATACTCAGCGGCAAAATCGTCAGCATGATCAGGAGTTGAGCAGAAGTCTCGGCGCATCTCTTCAGAGATGAGAACCTGAGCTCCTGAGACTCCCTCTCGTTGATGCAACCAGATCATGCCTCCCATCGGCTTCTCTGATGTCCTAGATACGATGACCACGCCATAAGGATTGGGTGTGAGCGTTGAGTCTTTAAGGCCCACGCCGAAGTTGCCATGGCGCCCCTCGACTGACTTAGAAGAGGAGTTGCGACCATTGATCAATCTGAGAAGGTCTTGTGGGTTCATCCCGTGACCATCATCACACCAAGCCATCTTGATGCCATTGACTGGTCGAACTCTCACGAAGGTGGCCCCCGCCTCAACTGCGTTGAAGTAGATCTCTCGGCAGTATTGAAGAGGGTGCATGTCTCGATAGGCTCGAGCGAGGGAGGCGGTTGGGTTGTTATCAACCATGGGCAGTGTTGTGTATTTCATAAAATCTCACTTTCTCTCTGATGAGAGCGCATTAATACTCGAGGTGGGTTTACCGGCGGGTGAACCCTTCACCCCATTGTGATGGGGTGTGCATGTTGTTAGAGGGTGGCTCAGGAGGTAGGAAAGGATCAGGCTTCTGACCGGGGGAGTGATCAGGCTCTTTGTCGAGCAAGCGCCAAGTAGTGGCTTTCACTTCCCAGAGCATTTTCTCATCCTTGCCCTTGAAGCTCTTGAGTTGACCCTCGATGTAGACTCTGGCCCCTTTACGGATGGTAGCGGCGGCGCGGTTGGATGACTTATCCCAGACTTTGATGGTGTGCCACTCGGTCGATGTATGCCACTGCCCTCTTGAGTCCTGATAACTTTCGTTGGTGGCTAAACGGAAATAGGCGAACGGTTGACCGCTCTGAGTAGTGCGCAGCTCGGCATCTTGTCCGACGTTGCCTATGAGGGTCACCTTATTGATCATTGAGAAGCTCCTTGATAGCTGATGATGTTGAGGGATGACTTGAGATGAATCTGAAGATGAGCTCTCTGAGCAGCTGCGAGCGTGACCACCCGATGCTGTCAGCGATCTTGTCTAGTCGAGCGATCTCAGGAGAGCTCACTCGCGCTGAGATTGTCTTGTCTGATGTGCTCATGATTCCTCTTTATGAAGCGCCCTCACTGATCGGTTTTCTCTGACACAAAGTTCCATTTATGTTTAAGGTCAGTGAGGGCAAGATGAGCTTCTCACTGTTGATCATAGCCTGTCAAGTGTTTTGTATACATTGTTTACAACTCTCTAAGTGTTTGATCTCAGAGACGTCTACTTTGTTTACAGATTAGCTAGGCCTTTATCACTGCGGTTAAAATCGGTGAAGCGAGAGACTTTATGCAGTGAAAAGGATTGTCAGCATAACACCAAAGTGATAAGACTGTCGATGGTGGTTTTTCAAGATTCCTCCTTGATTGCGAACAACCACCATTAACCTCTTCTCATGGTGGCGCCAACTCGAAAAGAGACATCATGAGGAGGGTGTTAGATGAAGCCTTGATCAGCT